TCGATTTCTCTAAATTCACATTTGCTCCACTTGAAGGTATGCGTGGTACCGGAGTTTTCTTTATTACTCCAAAAGAGAACTTCAAACATTTGCGTAGTAAGGACCCACAAGCTACAAAAATTTGGATGCAAGGAGAAAACTATAAGGTGAAGATTTTTGCTGAATGGTGGGAAGCAACTGGATTTTGGATTGCTGAAGCTATTTTCGCATATATTCCACCCACAGAGTCAGGAGCGTCTGTCTCCGAAGCTGGTGGGCTTTAAAAAATAAAAGGAGGTAAAATTATGGCAGAATCAGTATATCAGTTTGTATCGGTTCCTAAGAAGACATCGAATGCAGGACGCCCGAAAGGTAAAAAGGCGTATATTGTCTATTTCCGCTGGAATGATGTAAAGACATACAACCGTGATGAAAAAGGAGTACGTGTTAAGGAATTCGCTTTGGCAGATGGGAAAAAGCCGATTGCAGTCTATGCAACCGACTCTACTATTAACATTTATCACACAAGCGAAGGAGAAGACGATGCGCGTGGCTTCATTCATCATGTAGATTATGAGCATCCGGGAACAGAGGTTGAACACGATGAATTTGTAAACAACAATATCAATGAAGATTTAGGAGCTATTGTTTTTGGCTGCTCAGGTGATGATGCAAAGATAGCAGGTACTCCCTGTACTCCATTGAAACTCACAAAAGCAGATTCACAGGATAACAAAGAAGGTGATAAAAATACGATCAACTTGGCAAGTTCACTGCGTGGGGCTACAATTGGACATATTGCCAAGAGCCTTATTCCGGCTACAGACAGTGAGGAAATCAATGCTATTTTAGGATTGGCTGGTAGTGCGTCAGGCTCATCTAAAGGAGGTCTATAAATAAGTTTGTTTGTTGTGTTGAGAAGAGGTGCATATCCATATTGGATATAGCACCTCTTTTTGTGTCCTTTTGCCTGTATTGGGATAATGGTACTTTTGTGTATCAAAAAATAAGAATATGAGAACTAAAAAGGAAGAAGGAAAAAAAGTGGAAGCTGATTCAGTAAATAATCAGGCTTCTAGTGTGGAACAAGATCAGGCTCCAAGCGGGGGACTGGCATCTCAAGAGAATTTAGCCATACTGGATCATACAACGGTGGTAATTCCTTATGTTAAAAACAAAGCACAAGGGAATGAGTTGAAAATGGCATTGCGCTCTTTTGATAAATTCCTGCGTTTTGGTGTTAATGTTGTCATCATTGGCGACCGGGAGGAATGGATGAGTGATGTTGTTACAGTCATAGAACATGAATGTGTGTCAGATAATCCTCAGATTGATGTACTTGAAAAATTAAAATTGGCTATTGCTGCCGATGAAGTTACTGATAAATTTATTTGGTCCAATGATGATATCTACCTTGTAGCTCCGGTAATGCTGGCTCATATTGAGGTACCTAAAAATAAAGGAATCTTGCGTCCAGAACTATATAAAGGCATTTATAGGGATAATATGGAGCGTACAGTTGCATTGCTGGCAGATTTTCCCAAATTAGATTTTGGAACACATACTCCTGTTGTTTACGAAAAACAGAGTCTTGTAGATATGTTTGAAAGGTTCCCGGAATTGAATACAGGTGGTTATTTGATCTCATCTGTTTATTTTAATACTCTCTTTCCAGAGTTCGATCCTATTTCTTCTATCGAATTGAACTGGCAAAGCGATAACATTGCATTGTCTATCGTATCCAAGCAACCGGATCACAAGAAATTTCAGGAACTGGTATCAAAGAAAATATTCCTGAATAACGCAGAAAGTGGATATTCTGACTTTCTAATGAAATATTTACTTGAAATGTTCCCGGATAAATCCGAATTTGAAGAGTGAAAGAGATTGTAATCGCTTGGCTGAAGAATGGAGCAAATGCTCAAGAAGGAATACGCTTGATGGAACAGTCGGGCGTATCTCCATTAACGTTGCGTCTGGTTCGTTCCAACCCTTCCGGCAATAAGAGAATGATGGTTGCATTTCTTTGCAAGAAATACAATATTAATCAGGATTTTACGACAAACTGGAAAGAAACAGAGATAACATTCAGCCGTAAACCCAAGTCTTTTCGGGAAGAATTTTCGTTTTTAAACGAGAAATCATGTCCGGTGGAGTTGGAGGCACTTGCTTCCCGGAAATTTTCACGATATCATGCATACGTTGAATTACATTCTCAACTCCGCGATTGCACTGATTTGAATCAATGTACTTCTGTTAGCAGACAATTAATAGACAGTTATATTGAAAACCGGATGATATGGGATGAACTGAATTATTATCAGCAGAATAAGTCTTTATTAGGGAAGCATCCGATTTTTAATGAGTTTAAAAGGAGAAAAGAACTATTGGGACTACCGATAAAAGAACTTGTAAAACGCCAAAAACAGATAGAAAACAATATTTGGCGGGTAACTAACGAATTGAATAAAGGAGATAAGCCGCATTTGGATATCGAACGACGGGAAAGACTGGCTGGTTACAAAGCTGAATTGGAAGAGGTGAACCGATTACTTGAATGAGTCTATGGCGAGAATGCAATGGAAGAACAATATGTATTTTTAAAAAGTAAGGAAGTCTATGAGTTTCGTTGCGGACGAATTGGTTAAGTGGAGAGAAAATCCGGTATGGTATGACAGGATTAACTTTGATGAATATGAAAAGCTGGCTGCTATAGGGTATACTCCTAAGCAAATAGCCATGTTTTACAATATTCCTTTGAATGATTTTGAGTGGTATTTCAATTTGGTTGGTTCTCCACTGAAATATCATTATGAACGTGGACAGTTGATACAACAGGCTAAGGAAGGATTATCAATGACAGCCAGTGCTGAAGTAGGTGATAATGTAACTCAGGCGCAGCGGCTTGATAAACTACGTCGTGAAGTCGGTTTTAAGAATACGATTAACCAAGTTTTTTTCGGAGATATAGAGAATGTTTGAGACTTCTTATTTTGACAGGTTACAGGATTACTTGGCATCCGGTTGTACAATGGAACTCACGGATGATGAGATGGATTATTATAATGCGCTGTACGCCCTGATTGGCATACAGCGGAAATATGGTAAGGATAATGCAATATCTTTCCTTATGCATGATCCTTTTCAGGTAAAGAGGGCCAAAGCCAGAGAGATGTATAATGAGGCTATAAACCTGTTTTTTGCAGATGATTCAGTAGAAAATAATGCTCACCGAAATATGATGTATGATAATCTGCAGAAAGCGGCACAGGTTGTATTAATGAACGCACATTCTTCTAAGGACATGGAAGTGTATGGAAACTTGATGGTACAGGCAGCTAAAATTAAACAATTGGATAAACCTGATCCGCAAAAACGGAAGGAAGTTAACGAAAAGCCTATAAAAATTTATATGCTTGATACGCAGGCTGTAGGAATTCCACAGGTTAACAGGCAATTGCTTGCTGAACAGATTGATTCTATTCCTGATATTCCGGAGCGGGAGAAAGTTCGTTTAAAGAGGGATGCACAAGTGATTGATGTGGATATAATTGAAATGCTCGATGACCAGGAAACAAAAACTAAAGACATCGACTGATGATGTAGAACAGCGATACGCAAATTGGATGGCCCAGCTCATATCAATAATGATGCCATGGGCGCTTTATTGGATTGCCGGGCGTGCCAGTGCTAAAACAGTGCAAGTATTATCAGAACGAGTGCAAGAAGTTGCACAAGATTGTCAGGGAGCGCCGTTCGCATGGGTAGCTGATACGTATTCAGATTTGCATAAGAATGTCATTCCTTCGCTTATAGATGGACTTTCCCTGTTAGGGTGGGAAATAGGCATTCACTATGTGATTAACCAGGAGCCGCCTAAAGAATGGCAGGAAAGAATGTACAATGTATGTACGGACTGGCGTAACACTATGGTCTTCTATACCGGATTTAATTTCACATTCATCTCTTTAGACAGACCGTCTATCGGTGCAGGACGTTCGTATGTTGGAGTGTTCGGTGATGAAGTCAAGTATTTCCCGGAGGAGAAATTTACGAATCTGTTGAAAGCTGTACGAGGTTTCAGGGTGAAGTATGGAATGAATGTTTGGTACCGTAGTCGTACCCTTACTACCGATATGCCTAATCCTAACCATATTGGCGAATATGACTGGATTCTGAAACTGGCTAAACAGAACGATAAAGATAAGATTTTGTTAATGTTGCAAGCCGGCTTTGTCTATAACGAGACGAAAAAGACGTATGTAGCTACTTTGCAGGAATATAATGAAGTGCTGAAGAAATATCGCTTTGATAAGTCATTAGCTCCCAATCTTAATAAACTTCAACGGGCACTGGAACTCGCAGGGCGCAATATGAAGCGATGGGAAGAACGATGGATCAAGACACGTTCACGTACATCGTTTTTCTTCATTTCGTCCTCTTATGTCAACGCAGACGTTTTAGGGCTCGATTGGTTTAGTGATGAATTTTCCGAAGGGCTTGAAGGAATTTTGTGCAATATACTTTCGATTATCCCGAAATTGGAAGCTGGGCAAATGTTTTATTGTAATCTGGCTATCCGGCATTTTTATGCTGATGGATTCATTAATGAGATTATAGAACAGAAACCGCTGGGATGGAAGGAGGATTGCACAGTGCTTAGGCATTTAGACATGAATCGGCCCATTGAAGCCGGAATGGACTCCGGTAATATGCTATCTATGGTGTTTGGACAACAGGATAAAAAGAAATACAAAGTATTGAAAGAACTCTATACATTACCACCTAACACAGCCAGAGAACTGGCTGATAGTTTCTTGGAGTACTTTAAACCGCATAAGCGGAAGATTCTGAAACTCTACTATGATCGTTCGATGAATAACTACCATAAGGTCAAAGCAGACATGGCTACTCAGATAAAAAAGAATATAGAATACTATGCTGATGGTACAAGGACAGGGTGGCAGGTACAGTTAATGAGTATAGGCCAAGGCAATATTGGTAGTAATTTGGAATATCGTTTCTTCATGGATTTGCTAAGTGGCAATTTAGAGAGGGGATTGTTTACCATTCAATTCGACCAGTATAATTGTTCCAACCTCAAGAGTGAGATGGAAATAACCGGAACAAAGACCGTAAGCCGTTCTAATGGCAGCTCAGAGATAGTCAAACTAAAGACAGGAGACAAGTTACCTACCAATCGATTACCTAAAGAATCAACCAATCTTACGGATGCACTTAAATATCTTATGTTACGTAAGGAATGGATACGGATATGGAAGACGGGACGCAATCTGTCTGTTGCGTCTAGGATGTAGTTCGTTTTTTATTCGAGTGGTTAGCCTCGCAGTCTATGAAGATAGCGGGGCTTTTTCATGTACACCTGCCTGAGGCAGGCAGATAGGTAGCATTTTCTTAGGGAAAATTTGATAGTGGTGGGATTGTAAGGATTTTGTCATATTTCCCGCCCCAAAAGGGGGGTGCGACCGCAAAAAGGGGTCGGCGCGTGTCGGGCAGAACTTCGTTTCATTTGCGTTTTTTTAGAAACCGCAAATAGTTTTATGGTTGAAAATCAGTGAATTAATGATTGGAAATGTTTTTTCTGATGTAAATATCTCCCCAATTTGGAAGAAAAACAACCGTATTTAACTGCAAAATCAAAAAAAGGTATTTTGGAAGATAACT